GTACATCCATACTGGAACAAGTGTTCAAAGTGTTTAAACAAAAAGAATTATTGGAAGACGCAATATTGATATACAGAATACAGAGAGCGCCAGAACGTAGAATTTTTTACATAGACGTGGGCAACATGCCATCACACTTGGCGATGCAGTTCGTTGAACGTGTGAAAAACGAAATACATCAAAGACGCCTACCATCCAGCACAGGTGGTGGCACCAACATGATGGACGCGGCATACAATCCACTTTCCACAAATGAAGATTACTTCTTTCCGCAGACAGCAGAAGGCAGAGGATCTAAAGTTGACACACTACCAGGCGGCACAAACCTAGGTGAGATTGATGACCTGCGTTATTTCACAAACAAACTGTACAGGGGATTGAAGATTCCTGCGGCATACTTGCCAACAGGACCAGATGATGGTGCCAATCCACAATACAATGACGGTAGAGTAGGCACTGCATACATCCAAGAACTTAGATTCAACAAATACTTAGAACGTTTACAGACGTTGATATGTGATCCTATGGACACTGAATTCAAACGTTTCCTCAAAGCAAGAGGCATCAATGTAGACTCTAGCATGTTCAAACTTAAATTTAATCCACCACAGAACTTTGCATCATACAGACAAGTAGAAATGGACAACAGCAGAGTGCAAGTGTTCCAAGGCTTGGCAGAGACACCATATTTGAGCAAAAGATTTGCAATGGAACGTTTCCTGGGCATGACACAAGATGAAATCAAACGCAACCAAAAACTTTGGATGGAAGAAAACGGTGAGGACACCACAATCGATGGCGGAGCAGATGCAATGCGATCAGCGGGAGTTACTCCGGGCGGCATAGCAGGTGACTTGGGCACAGCAGATGTGGGTGATGTCACAGCAGGCGAACTGGGCGATCCAGCAGATGCAGACACAGAAGCACCAGCACCAGACACAACACCAGGTGGCGCCGCAGACACTCCGGGACTTTAATGATTAAGACTGCTAAAGAGCACTTGGCCCAATCCAAAATGGGTTACTGGCCACATCTAAGACACTCACTATACAACGCAATGAGGTTACAATGGATCGTAATTGATTCCATAGTCCATGCAATATGTCCGGCAGTGTTCAAAACATCTGCGGCACGTGGCGTGGTAAAGATATATTTAGAAATGAAAAAACACGCACACCTGCGTAGAATGATAAATCAAGAAAAACAACAACAAAACAAATAATGAAATACACCATTTTTGGAAACTGTGGCATCCAGCCTTACCATGACCAAATTGCAGACGGTATGCGTAATGACTGGGGTGTAGTTTTCAATCGCAAACATGAAGGCGATATAAAATGGTACATGAATTCAGACCAAAGCAACATGCAGATTGCCACACAGGTCATGCTTTTCAGCAAGCCTAACACTATTAATATAGTAGGAATGTCTTTTTTGACTAGGATTCCTTTCATTGATGCGGAATCACCTAGGTCCTATGATATGATAACCAAAAATCTAAGCGATTCTTGTTTTGCAGATACAAAATTGACGCTAGACACCACGCATAACAAATGGGCATCTTCTACTTGGCAAAGTTCATTGTCGGTACTGCAATTTGACAAACCCGAAGGTTACTATAGAGAATTCAATTCAGACAAAGATCGGCAAGCAGTTGAGTCATATTTAAAAAGAAACTACCTAGCACAGTCTAAGTGGGAATTGTTCTTGGCTCTATCGTTAATATCAAAACATGGCAAAGCAACAGGACATGATATCAGGGTGATTCCTAGACGTTTCAAAGATTTTGATCTATCTAAACTGAGTGCATTGAACAAAATACACTTAAAGGACATTGACAAACACATAGATCACGACAAAATATTCTGGTACACAGACCCCGAAGGCAATAAAGTGGGTCATCATTACTGGCCTAAAGACCAGATAGAACACATTGTGGACGAACATCTGCAACCTTGGTTGGACAAGGACATATAAATAAAGTATGTTCTTGAAAGAAATGTTTGACTTAATGGATGAACGCTACACAGCGAAAGACGATCAGTCAATTATTCGCTTTGATGATCTTAGAAAAACAAAACTTACACTGGAACAGATCAATCAAATCAGAAAAGAACAAGAAATTAAATCAAAAGAGTACACAAAAGAACTAGAAACAGTGAAAACAATGTACGCGGCTCCAAAAGAAGAAGCGGCACCTACTTTATAATATACATACTTTAAATGGATAGAATATTTGTCATCGCCAACGGCGAAAGTAGGAAGAATTTTGATATCAATAGACTGTGGCCATATGGAAAGGTCATAGGAATCAACGCAATATACCGAGACAATCCAAAGATAGACTACCTAGTGGGTGTGGACATCCAGATGATGAATGAAGTAGGCGAAGCACAATACACAGGAGCGGAGGTTTGGACCTATCCACGTACTCAGATCAAACATCAATATATGAAAAGATTCAGCAAGGATATGGGATGGAGTTCAGGGCCAACAGCAACCTGGTTCGCATTGGAGCAAGGCTTCAAAGAAATTTACTTGTTGGGTATGGATTTCGGTGGTGTGAAAAGTGGCACCAAAGAAAAACTACGCATCAACAACATGTACAAAGGCACACGCAACTATCGTGATGGCAAGAAAGAAGCCACTTTCCATGGCAACTGGGAGAATCAAATGCGTAAGAACTGTGTGGCAAACCCAGACGCAAAATTTATAAGGATATGCGATAAACATGTTGAGGAGTTCAAGTTCAATCCTAAGAAACTAAAGGATGTTACTAATATGTCTATGATATTCTATGAAGACCTTGAAGTCTTGATGTCGGCGTGGCCCAAATTGCGTTAAAATAGCCAAAAATCTCAAAAAAGCACCAATATTATCGATTTTATAGTGTCAGATAATACATATTATTACACAAACTATGGCCAATAGTACGAAATAAGGAGTATACCCATGTCAGAGAAGTTTGAAAAATTACTTGACTTGTTGGTTAACGAAGAGAAGAATAAAGCAGAAGATTTATTCCACGAAATCGTTGTTGACAAATCAAGAGAAATATACGAAGAATTAGTATCTAACGATGCTCAAAATGAGTCAATCGAAGAAACTAAAGAAGAAGAAGTCGATGAAGCAACTCAAGAAGTTGATGAGAAAAAAGACGACAAAGACGAAGACAAAAAAGAAAAAATGAAGGAAGAAGACTCAGAAGAAGTTGACGAGTCCTCTGAAGAAGTAGACGAAGCATCTAACGAAGAAGTAGAAGAAGCGGCTGACGAAGTTGAAGAAACTATCGGTGGCGACGCTACAGACGATCTAGTTGCTGACGTTACTGCTGATCAAGTTGGCGAAGAGCCAGTCCAAGCAGACGAAGAAATGACTACAGACGAATTAGAAGATAAAGTAATGGATCTGGAAGATGCTTTGGAAGAACTTAAAGCAGAATTCGAAAAAATGGACGGTGACCACGGCGGAGACGACGAAGAAGGTGACGACATGCCAAAAGATGAGCCAGAAATGGACATGGATATGGACATGGACAAACCGGAAGAAGAGTCAATGGAACCAAGTTTCGAAGGCGAAGAAGCAGTAGAAGAGACTGAAGAAGTTGAAGAAAGCAAATCAGTAGAAGCACATTTGAGAGAATACTCTGAAATGGTTAAAGCATCTGCAAGCGAAGGTGGTGATGCATCAGCAAAATCTCCAGTTGCTTCAAAAGGTGGTGCTACTCCAACAGCAAGTCCAGTGAAAACTGATACAAAAATGGAAGCAGGTGGAAAAGTTGCGGCTCCAAAGGCTGACACTACTCCATACGCTAACAGAGGTGGCAAAGGTAAAGTAGATCCTAAGCCGGCTCCAAAGCCAAAGACTTCCGAGTAATATAAGGAATTTTAGATGTTACATCTAAGAGAGAATCTTACATTTGACCAAGCAGGATTAGTCCTGGAAAGTGACGGCAAAGACGGCAAAGACCTATACATGAAGGGGATTTGTATTCAAGGAGGCGTGAAAAACGCTAACGAAAGAATATATCCTGTGAATGAGATAGCGAAGGCCACTAAAACTTTGAAAGATCAAATCCAGGGAGGCTATTCCGTGCTTGGTGAAGTGGATCATCCAGAAGATTTAAAAGTAAATCTGGATCGTGTGTCGCACATGATCACAGATGTATGGATGGACGGATCCAACGGTTACGGTAAAATGAAGGTCTTGCCGACACCAATGGGGAAGTTAGTAGAAACAATGTTAAATTCCGGAGTGAAACTAGGTGTTTCATCTAGAGGATCCGGAAACGTAAACGAGTCAACAGGCGAAGTGAGCGATTTTGAAATCATCACAGTCGACGTTGTGGCGCAACCTTCGGCACCGAATGCTTATCCAACACCAATCTATGAGGGATTACTGAATATGAGAGGTGGAGCAAAAGTGTGGGACGTGGCGCAATCTGTATCGCAGGATTCTGCGGCACAGAGATATCTCAGAGACGGGGTATCGAAATTGATAAGAGACCTCAAGATTAAGTAGAGGAGAAACCGATATGTTAGAAGCATTAGAACCATTGATGAACAGTAATGTAATCACTGGAGACACTAAAAAGGCTATCGAAGAAGCGTGGGAATCTAAATTAAAAGAATCTCGTGACACTATCGAGGCTGAACTTCGTGCCGAATTCGCAAAACGATACGAGCACGACAAAGGCGTAATGGTTGAATCACTTGACAAGATGATCAAAGAGGGACTGGCTAAAGAGATCGCGGAATTCAAAGAAGATAAGCAATTACTTCAGAGAGAACGTGTGAACTATAAAAAGTCAATTGGCGAACATGCTAACGTTTTAAAATCATTCGTTTTAGAACAACTTAAGAAAGAGATCGCTGAATTACATGCAGACAAACATGCTGTCGCAGAGAACTTCGCTAAGTTAGAAGAATTTGTGGTTGGCAAACTTGCTGAAGAGATCAAAGAATTTGATCAAGACAAGAAGGACGTAGTGGAAACTAAGGTCAAACTTGTTGCTGAAGCAAAGAAAAAGTATGCAGAAATGAAAGCGAACTTTGTTAAGAAATCCGCTAAGGTGGTAGAAACTACAGTTGAATCTGTTCTCAAAAAAGAACTTGCTCAATTGAAAGAAGACATCACTACAAGCAGAGAAAATAACTTTGGACGAAGAATGTTTGAAGCGTTCGCAAGTGAATACACCAGCAGTTATCTAAATGAGAAGGGCGAAGTAAACAAACTGATCAAGGCAATGACTGCGAAAGAAGAAGAGTTGGAATCAGCCAACAAACTTCTTTCAGAAAAAGACAAGGTGATTGAAGCAAAATCAACAGAGGTTGAGGTTGCACACGATCAACTGGAACGAAGCAAGATTATGGATCAAATCATGTCACCACTAGCGGGTGATAAACGTGAAG